TATCGAGATGTTTGATTATTTCGGAATACTGGCTGTTCGTCAAATCTTCATCATTCGATGGTTCACCATCAATCGTTAGATTGTCGAACCTAACCTGCTCATCCGCAAAACACCAGCGCAGATCAAAGGTATAATCCGTCAGAGAGTTTATGCTAGTGAAGGAATAATGCTGGTTCATTTTCTAATACCTTTTCCAAGTCTTTATGATTGTCTAGAAGCATAGGGTATCCTTCAACCTCCACAAAGACATGCCTTTGTAGTTCTTCCACCATGCCTTCTAGAAAAGCCACTGCTTCTTTTTGCTGAGACGGGTAAAATACTCTACCTTCAATGCTTATCATTATCTATCAGCTTTCCTTGTTCTGAATCTATTAGCCTCAAAAGGTTCATTATGGGCCCTTCTAGCTCATCAGGGGCTGTGCCATTAATTTTGAGCTTAAATAAGACAATCCAAGCGGTCAGCAATTCGTCTCTTTTGGGTGGAATCATTTTCATGGTAAGACACTCCTCTATAGTTTACCTTAGAACCTTTAGTAGTTAATCTATAGAATATATTCTAAAGTCTCTAAAGTATTCTTAAGTTATTATATCAGGTTTTTTTTATCTGTCAAGCTTTATTTTATCAATCAACTAGCTTATAGACTACTTCCACGTCGCAGACATCGCCGCCTACGCCCCCGAAATCAGAACGCCAGCTAAAATACTGCTCGCCAACTTCGCCAATGTGCCAATTACCCGCACCGTACTCACCATCGAGCCATTCGCAGAGATTGTCTACAAAGGCTTCGTCGTCGTCAACGATTCCGGTGTAATCATTGTTCACCAGCGCTGACATTGCAAACGCTGGTATTTTGTAGGTTTCAACTTCAAATTCAATGTTCATTTTATGCTACCTCTGCTTGAAATTCTGTTTCTGTCGTGTAATGTTCTGCTAATTCTCGCCAATTGACCGAACCTAGATCTATCATATCGGCGAACATGGGAGGAATGTCTGCCTCATTGAACATGTCCCAGACTGTTTCTTCTATGTAGTCAGCGAGTAGCTGTTGGCCTTCGTCTGACACTTCTTGAAAGTAATCGCCTAGCCACATATTGATAACCCATGTTTCCCTATTGGTCCAACCGTTGTACTTGTTGTCGCTCATGTTTTAGTCCTCTCGTTTGATTACTTCACGCACCCATATTATACGCTTTCTACTACCAGTATCTGCCGCCCAATCTACCATCTCACCGTCACGGATGCAAGTAATATGTCGATTGGTCAAGATTAAAAACGTGCCTTTCTTTGGGCATTTCTTCTTGGCAGATACCAATGTTTTACCCATTGAAACTTTACAAGGCTCTAATCGATAACCGAATTTTTCAAGCGCTTGCTCGTATACGTGATGCGGTGTACCTCTGCGGTCTGGTCTGCCCAGTTTCTGCATTGTTCGATATGCTTTACCAAACGCTACCTTAGCCGCTACTGCTACAGCGATCACTGCGCAGCAATTCGTCTCGTTGTAATACTTGGTCGCAACGTGACGAAGCTTTGCAAAATCATGCTCGTGCTGTTTTGCCATTGTTAAACCTCACTCTTCTAAGCGTTAAACTATAGCAAGCGCATTGCTTGCCATAGGCTAACGCTCAGCATTGGACCCGCCTAACTCTTACACCAACCCCGAAAGGCATTCTCAAGCCATGCTAGCGGATCCGCTGAGCGTTTGTCCCTAGCTAGTATGCTTCGCTTGGCTTACGGTATCCCGTGGCCTAGTATGCGTCGCTAAGCGCTATGCTAGGGTGCCTTGTAGTGTTTGCTTGCTTGGTCTTAGGTAAACTCACGCGCCACGGGCACGACCCTAAGACTACTTGTTTCTCCCGCAAGCCTTAACCTCAAGGCATGGCCAAAGAATGGATCAAGGCGTTATGGTTTGTCAAGCGTTTTTTTAAATTTTTTTTGATTTTTTTTCGAATGCCTTTGGATTCAATGATTTAGCGTTGAATTTTTTTTGCATCTGATGCGCTCTTTGCTTGCTTGTGGCTTGCTTGTGGTATCGGTGAGAGGCTTGGGTTTGTCTTGTGCGATGGGTAGCGATGGGGTGCTATAGGCTCCCGCTTAGCCTCTCGCGTTTGCCTTGTGACTGCCTCATGGCCCGCCTTTGGAATGCCTTGCGCCTTACTCCGCGCCTGCCTGCGCGTCTCTAGACTTACTAAGGGGGTTATTTTAAGACACGGGGGAGGGGAGATTACTTGACGGTTTATTTGTAGTAGCACCTCAGATACAAAATAAGTAAAATTTGAGTAAAAACAGGTAAAATTGAAGTTTATTCACTTGTGATATGTCTTTGATTCCTCTTAAGAATACATAAGTTAGTGTTTACTAACTAAAGGCAAGCCTTTTGTAAGACAAATCTGCACTTTATTTACTAAAAGTAGCTTAAAGTTCTTGACTTTTGCTAAAAAATATGCTATAATATAAAGCATATACTATAGATTGTTTTTTAGTCTGTTCTTTAAAAAATAGCTTAAAGAATAAACTAACTAATTTTCTAAGGTAGTCTAAAGTATCTCCTATAAAACTAAGGAGGCAATACTATTGTCAGAAAAAACATCAGAAGTTCAATCTAGAAAACGAGGTAGACCTAAGAAATCATTAGTAGAAGCACACAAGAGTGGCTCCAGAGGTGCAGTAGGTAGACCCAAAGGTGACGCAGCTATCATCAATGAGTACAAAGCTCGTATGTTAGCGTCACCTAAGTCCCAAAAGGTCCTCGATAGTATAATGAATGCTGCACTTAATGATGAACATAAGAACCAAGCAGCAGCATGGAAGCTACTAATGGACCGTATGCTACCCATTAGTTACTTTGAGAAGGACAAGTTAAGCGGTGGTAGGAACAGTGTCTCCATCACTATCAGTGGTATCAACACAGAAGCTACAATAGACACTGGCAGCACTTTAGAAGGAGACTACACCGAACATGAGTGAGTTCAAGTACTTTAGTATTGACGAGTTTGACTGTAAGGAGACTGGTAAGAACGAAATGTCCACCAAGTTCCTACATAGGTTGGACGAACTCAGGGAGAAGTGTGGTTTCCCATTTACAATCACAAGCGGCTACAGGTCAAGAGAACATAGTGCCGAAGCACACAAGAAAACTGTCGGGCAGCATGTACTTGGTGTAGCCGCTGACATTGCCGTAGCGGACGGTGTTCAGCGTTTGAAGATCGTAGAGGAAGCACTCAAGATGGGCTTCAAAGGAATAGGTGTAGCCAAGAGCTTTGTCCATGTGGATGACCGTGTAACTACACCAGTGATGTGGACGTACTAGATGAAGTATTCCATAGGTAAGAACCTGACGGCTGGTGTAGCCAACACGTTATTCACAGTACCAGAAGGCTACCACTGTTACGTCACGTACCTGTTCATTGCTAACGCAGGTGGCTCCACAGCCTCCGTGAGTGCTAGCTGGAACGACGGTGCTACCATTACCTTCCAAGGTGCCAAGTCAGTCAACGCAGGTGACAACTTAGTCTTTGGTGGCCCAGAAGGTGCAGTCCTAGTTATGACAGATGGAGATTACCTAAGCATTACACCGGACGCGGGTTCAACCTTTACAGCTATTGTAACGTTTGAGATGGTCCCGCATCAAGCCAGTAACTTTGACCTAACAATCTAGTGTCTGAACTAAATATCCAGTTGCTCCCGTGGCAACAAGAGGTCTGGGAAGACCCCACGAGATTCAAGATCGTTGCTGCTGGTAGACGTACAGGTAAGTCACGGTTAGCTGCTTGGTTGCTAATTGTGAACGCACTACAGACTGACAAGGGTACGGTGTTCTACGTAGCGCCTACTCAGGGTCAGGCTAGGGACATCATGTGGGAGACCTTGTTGGACTTGGGGCACCCTGTGATAGCCTCCAGCCACATCAACAATTTACAAATTAAGCTGGTCAACGGTGCAACAATCAGCTTAAAGGGTGGAGACAGACCAGAGACCATGCGTGGTGTCTCCCTGAAGTTCTTAGTGTTGGACGAGTACGCTGACATTAAGCCCGATGTTTGGGAGCAGATCCTAAGGCCAGCACTGGCTGACCAGAAGGGTAATGCGTTGTTCATTGGCACACCAATGGGACGTAATCACTTCTATGATCTGTACAAGTACGCAGAGT